AAAACTATAACTGCCACTCAAATAGCAGAGATATTAGGAGTATCTGTTCAAAAGATAGGTATCATTTCTAATAAATATAACTTAAAAACAGAACAAAATGGATATTGGGTTCACGAAAAGGCAAAGTATTGTAATAAAGAAATTCCTAATTTTAGATATTTTGAAAGTGCAATAGAAGAATTTAGAAAATATATTTAATTAAACACTAAGAGGAGAACTTAAAATATCTCCTCTTTTTTATTGCAAGAAAGGAGGTTTAAATGGCAAAAAATATTGCTATATTACTAAGTTTAAAAGACCAGTTCACAACACCATTACAGAAAGCAACCAAGAGTGTTAAGAATATGGATAGACAACTTGAAAAAGCTGGAAACCAAGTAAAAGCATTTGGCAGAAAAATAAAAGACGGAATGAAATTTGTAGCAAAATGGGCAGCAGTTGGTTTTGGTGCATTGACTGCTGGTGCAGTTTTATTTGCTAAACAATCCATTGATGCAGCTAAAGACCAGGTAAGAATTGAAAAGTTACTTGAAACTACGATGAAACGGACAAGCAATGCAAGTAAAGAACAAATACAAGCAATAAAAGATGAGGCTAGTGCATTACAAAATGTAGGTGTAGTTGGAGATGAGGTTGCATTAGCAGGAGCAAATCAATTAGCTGTTTATGGTTTAAGAAGTGACCAAATTAAAAAATTAATGCCTAACTTAAACGATATGATAGCCAAAGAAAAAGGTTTGAATGGAACTCAAGAAGATGCAGTTGCCATGGCTGATGTTATTGGTAAGGCTATAAATGGTAAAACAAAAGGTCTTTTAAAATATGGAGTATCATTAACAGCAGCTGAGGAAAAATTATTTAAAACTATGAAACAAGAGCAAAAAATGGAGTTTATCAGTAAAAAGTTAAATGAATCTATTGGTGGAACAAATAAGGCTCTTCGTGAAACAGATGAAGGTAAAATTGTAGCTGCTAAAAATGCTTGGGGAGATATGAAAGAAGAGGTAGGGAAAAAACTACTACCTTATCTTGGAAAGTTTGCTGAATGGTTTGAAACTAAGATACCAGCTATTCAAAATTTTATTTTAGGAATTGCTGATAAAATTCAAGAATTAGTTACAAAAGCAGAACCTTATATAACACAAATTAAGGATATGTTTGGAAAAATATTTGAAAAAGTGAAACCAGCATTAGAAGAAACTTGGCAAATATTATCAAATGCTGGAACTGTTGCAATAGATATAGCACAAGGCATAATAAATAATTGGGATAGAATAAGTCCTATTGTTTATACTCTTGTTGGAGCAATAGCAGCATATAATATCGCAACAACAATAAGAAATAACAAGGAGTTAATTTATGCAGGAATTATAAAAAGTAAAATGGCTTTAGACACTGCACAAGCACTCCTTACTGGACAATTAACCATAAAACAATGGGCTTTAAATGTTGCAATGAAAGCTAATCCAATAAGTTTAGTAATTACTGCTATTGCTTTATTAGTTGGTGGTATATGGTTACTATCTAAAAATTGGGATTTAGTAAAGAAAAAAGTAGTGGAATTTTGGCAGAAGTTAGACAATAATCCATTAGGTAAAGTTTTAAAGTTTATTATAAAGTTTGGAAACCCTATAGGAGCAATGATAAATGCTTTTTTATTTTTGAAAGATGTAATTACTCAAAATTGGGAAACTATAAAAGATTTTGCTATGACTTTATGGGATAACTTAGTTGGTGCATTTAATTATGTGAAAGATGTTATATTAGGTGTTTGTGATGTGGTTGGTGGGATATTTACTGCTATTTGGGATGGAGTTGTAAAGGCATTAGATAAGTTGAAAGAGGGCTTTAATAAAGTAACAGATTTTATTACTGGTGCTTTTATGAGTGCTTGGGATAGTTTAATGAAAGCATTAGATGCTGTATTACATCCTATTGAAACAGCAAAAAATGCTTTTGGTAAATTAATAGATAAACTTAAATTTTGGAATAAAACACCTGCTAATGATAAAACTATAAATATTACAGAAAATACTAAAAAGACTACTGAAACAGTTGGTGGAGCAAATAAGACAGGGATAGCAACAACTTCTATAAAAAATCCTAGACATGCTTTGGGTACTGCATACTTTAAAGGTGGAGTAACAGGAATTAATGAAGGTGGAAGAGATGAAACTGCTATCTTACCAGCTGGAACTCAAATTCTAAGTCATGAAGAAGGTAAATCACTTCAAAAGAATAATACTGAAAAACAAGTAATTATAAAAGAGGTTGAAAGTAAGAAAAGTTCAGATAAAAAGATAGAATTACATATTCATATTGCTGGTAATTTTATAGGTGAAAAAGAACATATGGAAAAATATGGAGAATATACAGCAAATAAGATTTTAGCAGCTTTAAATAATATGTAGGATAGGAGATAAGAAAATGAATATAATTTTTATAGTTGAAGATAATGGAGTACAACAAGAAATGGTAAATATTCCAGTAGTTCAAAATATAGAGCCAGTAAACTGTGAAACAGAAGATGAAGAATTTACAACTATTAATGGGAAAAAATTAAATTTAATTGGTGGTAAAGGGCTTAGAAACTTTTCATTTTCTTCTTTTTTTCCTAGTAAATTATATAGTTTTGTGAGTTTTCTTAATTTTAAAGAGCCTAAATATTATATTGAATTTTTTGAAAAGTATAGAGATGCAAGAGTACCTTTAAGAATTATTATAGTTGATAAGTACAGAGTGGTCTTAAATATGCTATGTAGATATAATTTTACTTATTCTTTTAGAGATAAGGCTGGAGATGTTCCATATACCTTAGATATAAAAGAATATATTTTACCTATTAATAAGACAACTGCACCTATTGAACCTAATAAACCTAAAAACACAAAAGATAATACTAATGTTGGTAAGGATAAGAAAACTAAAATAAAAAATAAGATTAAAGATAATGCTAATAAAAAACCTAAAAAGTAGGTGGTGCATATGTATAAAATAATTATAAAAGATAAAGATGTTAGTGACATTATAGGTAATTTAATGTGGAGAGATACTGTTGATACATTAGGAGTAGAGGTTGAATTTGAATTACCTGTAAACAGATATGATAAAGATTTTGAGTTTTTATATGATATTACGCTTGGTGACCCTATCCAAATTCTAAATGATAAAGGAGAAACATTGGTACAAGCCATTATTGTGACAGAAACGCCTAATGGAAAAATAACTAATTTTACAGCATATGATATGGCGTGGTATTTGAATAAATCAACGGTAATAAAGCAGTTTAAGAAAATGATAGGTAATGATTGTGTAAAATCTCTATGTAAAGAAATTGGAATAAAAGTTGAAGTGAGTGGATTAGACACTAAGATTGATAAAATCTATAAGGATAAGACTATATCGGATGTTATAAAAGATATAATAGAACAATGCTCTCAATTTAACTCTAAGAAGTTTTTTATTGAATTTGATAATGGTACTTTAAAAATAATGCCTTATAAGAAAATAAAGGTGTTTGGTCGATTTGAAATTCAAAAAGATAAATTTATAAATATAAATGAAAATATTGGTGGAGTATCTTTAACAAAATCTATTGTAGATATGAAAAATAGTGTACTTGTAATTACAGAAAATAAAGGTGCAATTAGAACAATAGGACAAGAGCAAGATACTAAGAGTATTGAGAAGTATGGGAAATTACAGCAAGTAGTAACGTTGGATGAAAAAGAATTTAGTAAAGCTAATTTAGTTGCTAAAAATGAATTGAAAAAACTAAATAAGATAACAGAAGACTTTAGTATTGATGTTCTTGGCGATGACAAGGTTAAAAGCGGTAGAGTGATTGACATTGATTTACCAGTTTTTAATTTGAAAGGTGAATATTTGATAAAAGAGAGTAATCACACAATCTCTAACAATATTCACAGAATAAATCTTAAATTGGAGGCGTATACAGATGAGTGATAACAAAAAATCTTGGGATATTGCACTTGCAGAAAAGTTCAAAGAACGTGATAATCCATCGCCTATTGGTGCTGTCTTAGGTAAAATTTTATCGCCATTACCTAATATTAGTATTGAATTATTGAATGGATATGGGGTTATAGACGCTGACAAAATCTATCTTTCAAACGCCATCACAAATAGATTAGAAATTGAATGCACTATGAAAAACTTTGAGAGTCAAGGTAACAAATCGACTGATTGTGAAATAAATAATTTAGATACAAGTGGTGGAGGAGTGGATAGTGCAGGACATACTAATTTAACTATATCAGGACATAGTGGTACTTATAAATCAAGTAAAAGTGAAAAAGATAATAAAGATAAAGGAAAATTCATATTGCAGACTGTTTTTAATTTAAAAGCAGATATGTATGTATTGGTTATACCTAATGTTGAGGAAGATAAGTTTTTTGTGGTTGATGTTTTCAACTACGCACCAGAGGTGAGTTTAGAATGGCAATATTACCAAAAATAGAGTTCAAAGATTATTCAAAAGATGTAATTAATGAAAGTAAAAATACAATTGGTAAGACTTTTTTGATAGATTTTCAAAAGAAAAAAATGTTGAGAAGTGACGGTAAATTAATTAAGACAGATGATGAGAGGTCTGTAAGGATGTGGATTGAAAAGGTTTTATTGACTGAAAAATATAAGTGGAATATTTATAAGGAAAATGGAGATAATCAATATGGAATGACATATAAAGCAAATTTATTAGGTCAACGTTTTCCAACCCCTGTATTGTATTCAGAATTTGAAAGAGAATTAATTGAAACAATGAAGAAAAACAAGCAAATACTAGAAATTAATATACTAGAAATAAAACTTGAAAAATATACTTTAAAAACTAAATTTGATGTAACATTAAAAGATTTTAAGACATTTGAATGGGAGGGGTACTTATGATAATAAAAAAAGAATGGAAAAAAATATTAAGTGATATGCTCTCTAACGTTCACGATGATTATGATAAGAGTGAGGGTGGATTATTTTATGATAATTTAGCACCTGTCAGCATAGAAATGGAAGAAATAAGAAATGTATTGGATTATATCTTTTTAAACTCATTTGCAGAAACAGCAGAGGACGAATACTTAGATAATATCTGTAAAGAGGTAGGAATATTTAGGAAACAAGCAACTAAGAGTAAAGGTAAGGTTATTATAAAAGGTACACCTAATACTATAATCCCAGTTGGAACAAAAGTTGCCAGTGATACATATATTTATTTGACAACAGAAGAAAAAACTATTGGTGTTAGTGGAGAGGTTGAAGTGAAAATTGAAAGTGAAAACACTGGTAAAATCTATAATTTACCTAAAAATACAATAGTTAATTTTCCAATCACAATACCTAATCTAAACGAAGTCAATAACCCTGCTGAAACAGTGGACGGATATGATGGAGAAACAGATGATGAATTAAGAGAGAGATATTATTTTAAAGTTAGAGAGCCTGTAACCTCAGGAAATGTCTATCATTATAAAAAGTGGGCAATGGAAGTTGAGGGTGTAGGTGGAGTTAAAGTATTTCCGTTGTGGGCAGGTAATGGTACTGTTAAAGTGGTTGTAGTTAATTCAGCTATTGAGGAGGCAGATGAGCCTCTATTAAAGAGGGTTAAAGATTATTTAGATGAAGTAAGACCCATTGGAGCTACAGTAACTGTTAAATCAACAATACCCAAGGAAATTACAATTACTGGTAAAGCTAAAATATCTAAGAATACTGATTTTGAATTAGTAAAAAAAGAGTTTGAAAAACATATAAAAGATTATTTTAGAAAAGTAGGGTTTAAACAAAATTACATCAGCTATGCACAATTAGGAAATATCTTATTAAATGTGGATGGTGTTAGTGATTATGATAATTTACTAATTAATAATGGTGCAATTAATATCCCTTTAGGAGAGGAAGAAATACCAAAATTAAAAGTAATTACGCTTGATAAAGAGGTGGTTTAATTGAAAGTTGAAAGACTGATTAGACATATGCCTAAATACTATAGAGATATAGTTGAGATTGAGGAATTACAAAATGCTATTGATTTACAGTTAGATGAGTTAGATATTATGTCTAATGAAATTTTAAAGCAATTCTTTATCTACACAGCTACTTGGAGTTTACCTATATGGGAAAGAATTTTTGGACTAACTGTTGGAGATACAATGAGTAATATTAAAGAACGTAGGGAGAACGTAATATCTAAATTAAGAAGTTATGGGACAACAACTAAAGATATGATAGCGAGAGTTGCTAAAGCATTTACCAATGGGGAAATAGAAGTTATTGAGGATAATCCTAACTATTCTTTCACTATTAAATTTACAAGCGTAGTAGGGATACCTGATAATTTAGACAATTTTAAAAAGGTAGTTGGCACTATAAAACCAGCACATTTGAATTTTAATGTTGAATTTAGATATAACACTCACAATCAAATAGGATATTTATATCAAAACTCTCTTAAAACTAAGAAACATAGTGAGTTGTTTGATACTAGACTTTACAATGACACTGATGTAGTGGGTAAATATCATAGATTTGATGAGATTGGAAATTTGAAGCATAGTGAATTAAAAACTAAAACATATAATGCTGTTTATGATGAAAGGAGATAAAAATGAGTAAATATACAGAACACTTAGGTTTAGTACAACCTGCTGGAAACGAATACTACGATATAGAACAATTTAATCATAATGCTAAATTAATTGATAAAGAAGCTAAGAGATTAAGTACAGCATTGACAAAAGTGCAAGAGGGTGCAACAAGAGATAAAGCTGGTATAGTGCAATTTGGAACAGGAGAGGGTAAGGCTCTTGAGGGTATGATGTTAGCTAGACTTGCTGGGTGTGTTGCCTATGGTGGAGATATACAAGATGAGGGGGTTAAAGACGTCAACTACTTATATTATGATAGAAATACTAGAAAAATGTATAAGTGTATAAATCAAAACAATGATACATCTGCTAATGTCGCTAACTTTATCCCGCTTGATAATAATAGTCTTTTGGATAAATTAGAAAATCTAAATACAAAATCAAATGGAGATATCGCCTCTGTAACTTCTTTTAGATTAGGTTTTAATACAAGTAATGTTTTAAATACATCAAAAATCAAAGATAAAAAAATCATTTATGTAACTGTAAGAAGCGATAATATGCACATTTCTTGTCAATTACCTAAAAATATTTCTAGAGCAATGCTTGTGCATGGAACTAATGCCAGAACCGCTATTCTATCAATAGAAGATACAGGATTTTGGCTATACGGTGACATAACAGGGATAAATGGAATATTCTTGTCAGAATATGTTTATGCTTAGACTCTAGCTATTATTAAATAAGAAACTGTACCTCTCCCACTTGAAAGTACATTTGACTTTATTGAAAGTGTTGTTGGGGATGTCATTAATGCTGAAAATGTCGTATTAGTCAAATTCAGATTAATTTCTCTCCATGAACAAATCACATTTGCATTTTCCCATCTATACAGAATTACTATATCCATCTGTGATGGAACAGATAACCTAAAATACTAATTTTTATTTTTGAAAGGAGAAAAAAATGAAAACAATAAATTTTTATAAAAAAGATAAACTAATCTTTTCGGTGTATGCAGAAAGTTTAGAAGATGTCTTAAAATCACCTCTATCATACTTTCAAGGTTATACTCAAGATATGATAATTACAGACATTACATTTCAATATCCAATATTTAAAGACGATAGATTGAGAGAAATGACAAAAGAAGAAAAGGTAAGAAACAATATACCAGTACAATTAGTTGACGGAGAGTTTATAAAAGATAAAAAATTAATAGTAGTACCAAAACCTGCTGGAAATCAAAAGTATATGTATTGGGATAAAGATAAGTGGTTATTAGATAATCAAAAGGAATTTGATGATTATTGTACTCTAATAGATGAATTGAAAGAAAAATCATTAAATTATGGGTTTGATTATAAAGTTGAAAATAAGGAGCATAGGCAAAAATGTAGAGATAAAGACATTGCGAAAATGGTATCTGTAATTGTATCTTTACAACTTGCTAAAAGTATGGGAGTAGACAAAAAAGCAACTTGGTATTTTGAAGATAATGTTGGAATGTTAGCAGGTCTACAAGAATTAGGGCAATTAATGCTCTTTGGAACTACATTTGTACAGTCAGTTTATGATACAGAACATTATTTCAAAACAAAAGTCAATCCAAAAGAGGTTACCAGTGCTGAGTTTGAGAGTAAAAGAAAAGAAATACATTTAAAACTTGCTACAAGCTGATTTAATTTGTTAGGGTAGTTATTATATGGCTACCCTTTTTAAAACGTCTTAAAACGTGTCTAAGAGTGTTGTTTTTTTTAGAAATAATAATTAGGAGGTGTAAATGAAAAAAGTTGCATTGATTATAGGACATAACAAAAGAAGTAAAGGAGCATTTTCAATGATAGTTGGAGATGAGTTTGGCTATTGGAGAAATATAGCTTATAAGATTAAAGGTGCAATTCCAGAAGTTATAGATGTTTACGAGAGAGAGCCTAACCAAAATTATGTTAGAGAAATGAATAAAGTATTGGCTGAATTAAATAAACACAATTATGATTACTGTTTAGAATTACATTTTAATAGTGCTTTGGATAATAAAGCTAATGGTTGTGAATGTTTAATTTATAAAGGAAATGAAAAAGCTAAAAAACTTTCAACTAATTTTTTGGCTAGATTGCAAAATGTATTTAATAGTAAAGTAAGAGGTGTTATTGAATTGAGTGACCCCAAGACAAGAGGTGGATATGGTATTTGCAATTCAAAAGACACTTATATTTTAACTGAGGCTTTTTTTGGAAGTAATTTAGATGAGTCTTTAAAATTCTCAGTTATTAGTAATGTGGTTAATTTATTTGTTAATTTTATAGTGGATACAGTTAAGGAGGTTTAATTATGGAAAAAGAATTATTATGGAATGTGTTAGGTTATGTGGTATCATTGGTGGTTTATTTAGTTTTAAAGTGGATATACGAGGGTAAAGAAGCTGTAAACAGAGAAGTTATTGAACAAGAATTATCTATACAAGGAAAAGGATTAGGAGATTTAAAGAAAAAAGCAGTACAAAAGTTTATATCTAAATTGCCAAAACATTTAAGAATATTTATTAATGAAAATACCATAGACACAGTGGTAGAAGAATTACAACCTATATTTAAGAAGTTAAAAAATGGAAAAGAGTAGACTTAATCTAAGACCACTATCAAATGGGAAAGCTGTGCTATTGAGTGATTATATCTATGATGTTAATGGTTATGAGATAAAAGTATTTAGAGGTTTTATCACAATACCTAAATCATTACAGTGGATTTACAGTCCTTATGGCAAATACATAAAAGTAGCTATTATTCACGATTATTTATATAGTTGCTACAATAACACAGGTATTAATAGAAAATTAGCTGATAAGATATTTAATTTTATTATGAAAGAAACACAAGTAAATAGTAATACAAGAAAGAAGTTTTATACTGCTGTGAGGTTATTTGGGGAAATGAGTTGGCAAAGTAAGTTAGAAAATGAGGGTTATAAAGATAAGGCTGTAATTGATAGGGCAAAAGAGGCAAGAGAATACTATGGTTATTGGAATAAGATATTAAAATTATAGGTGGTTTATATGATTGAAAAACTATTTGAAGTGATTGGGACTATATTGAAAGACTATGGTTTAGCAGGAGCTATATTATTGTATTTTCTATGGAAAGATAGTAAGACTTTTGAAATGTATAGAAATACAATGCAAGAAATAGTGAATGAACTAAAACTTATGAGAGAAGAACAAACTGAATTAAAAAAAGATGTGGAGGAAATTAGAAAATTCATTAAATAATGGAGTGGGTTAAACCTGCTCCTCTTTTTTTATTTGATAAAAAAAATATAGTATGATAAAATATTCACGAAAAAAGGGGGAGTACATGAAAATTAAAGATATAGAATTTGGACGAAGTGATGGTAAGAACGAATCTAATTTAAATAATTTTGAGAATTTATTTTATAACTATAATAAAATTTACGAGAACCTTTTAAGAAACGAAATTTTCATAGTTTCTGGAAGAAGAGGAGCTGGAAAAACTACACTGGTAGAATATTTTATTCAAAAAAATAAAAACTTAGGAAACTTCTGTAGAAAAGATTCATATGAATCTTTTAGATTAAATGAATTGATAAGCTTAAAAGAAAATCAACAAACAGATTATTTTTCGATTTGGAAATGGACTATTCTCATTGAATTGTCAAAATTAATTTTTTTGAATAAAGAAAATTTGGAACAATCTAAGGAATTGAAAGTAGTATGTAAATTTTTAGAAGATAATAATTTTCATATAACATTAGGTGGTGAAAAAACAATATTAACACTTAAAGAAAAAAGTATTACTGGTAATCTTGAAATTCAAGCAAATTTTAACTTTTTTAACTTTATTAAAAACATAATATCAGGAAAGGTAACTCTTGAAAAAAATAATAAAAGACAGATAAATACTGAAAAAGGAAATTATATTAATTATTTAAAATCTTTGGAAAGTAATGTCTTAAATATTTTAAATCAAAATAAAGATAAAACTTGGTATTTAATTTATGATGAATTGGATAGTTTTTTTACTATAGGAACCGAATATAAAAATATCATATTGAATTTAATTAGAGCTATAGAAAGCATTAATAATATTTGTTTAAAATATAAAATAAAATGTAAAGTAATTATATGCTTGAGAACAGATATTTTAAATGTTCTTAATTATCCCAATATGACAAAACTATTATCAGACTCATCACTAGAATTAAGTTGGAATGAAAAAGATGGACTTTCTCCACTTATTTTTTTAATAGCCAAAAAAATAAAGGCTAGTAATATAGAAAAATTTAAAAGTAAAGATGAAACTAAAGTAGAAGATATTCTTGAAATTTTTTACTCAATTTTTAAGGAAAAAAAAATAAAAATAGCTAATAATAAGAAAATAAAAATCCATACATACATATTAAGTAAAACTTTAAGAAGACCAAGAGATATTGTATATTTTTTTTATTGTTTACATAAGAACTTTGGTGAAACTGAATTAATTGATGAAAAAATGTTGTTTTCAGTAGAAAGAGAATATTCAAATTATTTTTATCATGATATTCGCTCTGAATTATCAGGACATTTTGAGAATCTGGATATAGATAATTGTTTAGAAGTCATTAAAAAAATAGAAAAGAGAACTTTTAAATATGAAGAAATTGAGAAGAAGATAGAAAACTTAGGATTAAATATAGAAAAAAATATTTTGAATCGATTATTAGAAAAATTATATGAACATGGTGCAATAGGAAACATAGAAGAAATTAATACTGGATTAACCTATACTGAAAGACCTAATTGGTACTATTTAAATCCTACATCTTTTTTTAAAAAAGATAAAACTATTGTTTTATATTATGGTTTGTATAAAATTTTAAATTTAGTTTAAAATTTATTGACTTTTTTTTAATTATATTTTATAATAAAGCATACCTTAAAAAGTTATGTGAGAAAGCATAGTAAAGTTTACTATGGGTTCTTGTTAAATTAAACCAGAGTAATCTCTGGTTTTTAGTTTAGAATATTTTCTTAACTCAATAAGTGATTCAATTTTTTTAATTTATTGAGTTAAGAAAAAGAATTCTTTATATTCAGTATCGGTAGCAGAAAAATAGCAGAAATTATAAGTATATTTTAAGTATATTGGTACATTGAAAGGGTATATCATATAATCCTACTGGGTGTGCCACTGAAAAAATTTAATTGACAGAAAAAAAATTATATGTTATCCTAATTAAGTATTGTTATGCATCTGTGGCTCAATTGGATAGAGCATCTGACTACGGATCAGAGGGTTGTGGGTTCGACTCCTGCCAGGTG